TCGTAGTAGATGTAAGAAAAAAGACCTATATATCCTATTGACACACACACAAGAGCTTTAAAATCAAGGATTGTAAAAACCATCATAGCAACGTTTGAAATGACTATAGCGATTTTATGTTGCAATTGCGCTCTTTGAACGTTCAGATGTTTTTCATACGCTAAAAGAAGTTGAGATTCATCTTTTAACAATTCTAAATTTATGCCCGCTTTTTCGAGATTGTGTGTTTGTGTGTAAGAAAAAACGTAAGGCGTAGTTGAAATTTGCATGTGAAAATATTTTTATATACTGTTGTAATTTTGAAGAATTTTAAAAAGTTTTTTATATTTCACAACGATCGACAATAGCTTGCCAGCGTGTTTCTCTGCAATAGTATAAATGAGCATGAAATAAGCGATTGCGCGCACGTTGTTTACGTCTTCGCGAGAAATTTTCTCTTTCACTACAAGCGGATCGGTGTCTTCGTCGCAGTCAAAAAGTTTGTAAAGATCGCGATTGTCTTCCCAATATTTTATAAGGTCTTCAATCTTAAAATCTAACATGAATTTCGTGAGTTCTTTTTCGATCAACTCTTCAGCTTGCACTGATTTTGATTTTTCTGCTAACACGCGATTATTCTCCTTTTCAGCTATTTTCTTGATACGATTCAATCCACTGTTCGAAAAGATCCATTCGCAGGTACAGGCGTTTGCCAATTTTTCGAACAGCAATTGCAAGCCCATTATGATTACGCATGCTCATATAGTGACGCATCTGTCCAGCCGTGAAAGGATATTTACCACTTTCGACAATCTGTTTTATGTTTAAGTAACAATTCTGATTCATATATTTTGTGTTTTCTTATATTTTTCAATTTTATTTTGTTTGTTAATTTTTTTCCAAAGATCGATAACGCGTTTCACGTTTTCGTTTTCCTCATCCCAACTTTCTATGATCATATTTTGTATTTCCTTGCTCTGCTCAATAGTAGAGTCGTGGCGTTCAAGCTTTCCTTGGGTCGGCTTTAGTCCTAGATTGTGCAATTCGCATTTTCCATCTTTCCAAAATGTGCATCCTTCTTCAGATCGAGTATGCCAAGGCTGTTTTTTTCCTTCATATCCTTTAAGAGATGGCTTTAAGATATAGGGCTTGGGTTCCCAATCGTCATAAGATAATCGGTTGCCAAATCCGCGATCTATGAGTTTTTCCATATCCTCCGGCGTGCCGCTGCACGGGCCATGACACATAGACGAACACATTTCACAATCACACTCGCTTTCGACCACTGACAATTTTTTATTTTTCATTTGATGATCATATTTAATTGATTGATAATATAACAGCAATTTTCTATAACAAATGAAATATTTCTGTAAATTGGGTTAAAAAGAAGGCTGTCTTTAAATTCATACTTAGTTTTAAAAATTTCTTCATGCATTGACCTCTTGTGTTCAATGCTAGGAATTTTATCCGTGCAATGCGCACAGTCAAATCCGATCCAATGTTGATCGTCTTCTGTAAGACTTATGTGGGTAATGCCACCGTGACACTCTAAATCATCAAAAGATTCTCTGTGCAGATTGGGGTAAGCAGGCACTTTAACGTATCCGCATAAATGTCCTCCAAACCAAGCTTCTTTCTTTGCAAAAGGTTCTCGGTTTAAAATACGACGAACTTCTGACTTATATGAAAGGTATTCAAAAATTACTTTGTCGGGCTCTTGAACCCACTCACCTTCACCTAGCCACTTAATTTTAAAGTCTTTGTCAAAAATGTGTTTTTCACTGATGATTTCATAGTCGTATTTCATTTAAAAAACATCCTATAAACTGTCTGATAATATATATTATGTTAAACAAATGGCCTTTTCGATTTAGGTCTACGTAGTATTGTGAGGGCACGTGGCTTCTTATACACTAGTGTAGACAAGTAAGTCGCTCTCTTATATATGAGAGTGGGGTACCCCCCTGATGCGGCATCTAAAATGGGTGGAAGGTTGTTAAAAATCGTCATTTTTTAACCCTTCGTTATTCTCACAAAAACCGGTTTTTCTGAAGATCTGATTTTTTCTTTTTTGTCAATTGCATAATGAGTGACAGTTTCCATTTTCCATCCTTCTGCGTCGTTTGAAAAATGCGCGTCTGCGGCGCATCTATTTAGCACTCGACATATATAGAGTGCTAAATTAAGAGGAAGACCAATGTTTCCGCCTTCAGTGTCCCATCCCTCAATTTCAGGGTCTGTAGATAGGGAATATTTTTTTTCTTTATCAGATTTATGACGGCTAAATTGCGATACAGCAAACCATTTAACTTTCATCTTTAAACTCCCATTCTTCACTAAAAAACGAAAGACCGTTTAAATTATGAGCTAGTTCGTAAAGAGCTTTATTTATAGCTTTTATAAAACTTCCCTTTGTTACTACCAGATCGTGAGCTATGTGATAAGCAATAACTGTTTTTGTTAGTTTCCTAAGTTCCTCTTGTTTAAATTCTTCAGTCGCAAAAGTCTAATTTTCACGTGCTTGTTTATGAAGTTCTTCTTGCATTTTTTACCTATAGCAGCTTGGGCAAACGTTAATTTTGGATAGCTCGGCGGCTTTGTTTATACAATACATACTTTGACACACTGGACACTTTCGTACAATTTTGCATGGATCATTGGAGTTGTTTTCTCTTGGTATGGAGTAATACACAATATACACCATTATACTTAAGCAACCCAAAACGGATAACACAATCAAAAATTCATTCATTGCCTTCCTCCTGTTTTTCACAAACACAACTCGACAATCGTATGCAAACATCCAAATTTTTACGAAAAAACCAGCATAAATCTTTAATTATTGAAATAACCATAAATTCGTTTTTTTCTTTTTCTTGTATTGCTATTTCTTTTATTTCTATATTACAAATATCATATTTCATTTTATCTGATAACTCTATAAGTTTTCCAATGAATTTTCCAGAATCCTCATGGTGATAAAAAAACCTTTTAAATTCTTCATAGTCAACGACATAAGTTAAATCATCATCTTTGTCTGTATTCATAATAAATCCTTTATTGTTTCCCAGAACTGTATTTCCTGCTTTATCATTTCGTCTATATAAAACTGATCTCTGTAAATTTTTATCATTTGAGTTGCTGTGTGTTCACTATTACCTTCTTTGATCATAAAATAAGCTAGATAATACATTTCACTTACATTGGCTATATACATTTGCTTTTGAAATTGCGCCGTGTAAATGCCTGGATACCTATTCACACCTTCTTGTGTTGACGGGCATTTGATCTCAAGAATTGTTTTACCGTCAAGAGAAATTCCATCGAAGCTAGCTGACAAGAACGGATGGGTATCATCTTCAGCGACTAGGGGGAAAACTTCTATACCTGTCTCTTTGATGAAGAATTCTCTAGCCTTTGGCTCTAAGTCTATCCCTCGTTGCATAGCATCTGTCATATCTTTTCGTACGTCAAAGATCTTTTGTGACCATAGCTCATCCCGCGTTGTCCACGGAGAGTCCCCCATAATAATGGGGGAATCTGAGGCTCCAATATGTCTTCTCCGAAATTCGTACCACTCAGGCGTTTTTTGTTGAATATCAATGATTTTCATTATTTACTCTTCAGTTGATCTAGTTTGTTAGAAATTCTTTTAATCCACTCTAGACAAAACGCGCGGGTCATTTTTTCTTTAGAATCACAATTTTGCTTTTTCAAATATGCACACATGTTTTCAGCCGCGTCTTTTCCAAGTTGTTTTATCAAAGAATTAAGTGTTTCATACTCTTCTTGTGAACACATTTCAATTTCGCAGGGATATGACTCTCCGTCGTCATCGTCTTTGTCCTCGCCTGTCGTTATACCCAACATCGATTTATATGCGTATCTGCATAGATACGTAATCGAAGATCCCATCGCCTGCAAAATATTAACCTTTTTCTCTTTTCCATATTTGTCTACAGAAGTTTCGCTCTTTGGCATCGGTATTTCCATGTCACCCTTAATCCATTGACCACTTGAGTGTCCTATAATGGTTACTAGATGCCGCTTTCCGTTAATAGTTGTGGGTATATGTGAAACGCACAACCCGTTTTTCGTTAAATGCTTTTGAGAAGCTTTTTTTAAGCTTGAGAAATTTGCATACTTAGAGTTGAAATAAGGATTGCTTGCACCTTCTTCCGCACAAGAAAACTCTCCTTGCGCAATTGCCAAAGCAGAAAATATTTTGTCGACCTCTTTTGAAGAAATTACCGCAATTTCTTCTCCCTCACCCTCTTGCGAGGGTGTGAAGGGTTCTATTTTGTTTAGTTCAGATTGCATCTTAAAAACCTTGATTTTGTGAATATTCTTGTATGTAACCTTTAATTAACTCTAACGCGTTTTTATAGAAATCTGGCAAATGTTTGTACATATTCAGCCTAATTTCTTTGCGTTGTTCTATAACAGGATGGTTAAACATGCGCAAGATCCTCCCCCAATTTGTCTTCAAGTTCTCTAAGTTTCTCAAAAGCGTAACGCTCAGTGTCGCCAAGCAAAGCGTAAAAATCAATCTTGCTTAAATCAAGCTCTTGCGCTAGTGTCTTTGCTGAAGGAAGCTCTTCAAAAAAAGCTTCCGCAAACATAGTCATAAAAGTTGTGAGAGAGTGAGACGTTGACGCAAGTTGAGACACTTTAGCAGCGTTTTCACTCATCTCTTTTTTTATGAACGCCATTCTAGCGTCGTATTGCTGATCAAGATCTTCGTAATAATTCATTTTTTTCCCCCTCCTCTTCATGCAAAAAATATCTGATTCCGTTCATGCAGTGTGAAGCGTATTCGATTTCCATCGATGCTTTATCGAGCACTTCAAAAGCAGCATCTGGCATTTTCCAAAAATCTTTAATGAATTCATCAATTTCAAGAGAAACTTGTGAAAGCTTAATAGACAGTTGTTTTACTCTTTCTCGCTTAGTCATTTAGTTTTACCCTCTTATTTTTCCATTTTCAGTAAGACACTTTATCTAAGCCGCTGCAACTTATCGCAGTTTAGCGATGAAGGAGACTTGCTTCGATGTCATCACTATAGCATATGCATCGACTTTTCGTCAACGAGTTTTCTCTTCATTGAAGAGTTTTCTTGTTGAAGTTTTTTGTGTGTTTATGTATAGTCGTTTTTTTGAGACGCGTGAAAAAATGTACAAAGGGAGAAATAAAATGAATTTAAAAGATTACTTACACATTCATCGTTTAGAAGTTAAAGAATTTAGTGAAAAAACTGGTGTGCGCGCAAATACGATTAGTAGTGTAACCACTGGCGGAGAAAGACGCGGCGTTAAAATTGGTTTAGCTTTAGCTCTAAAGATAGAAAAAGCGACGGACGGCGCTGTAAAAGCAAACGAGCAAGACTGGCCGAATTTGTCAGATTTTGCAAAAAGACAACTCACAAATAAAATTTTGAAGTAAAATAAGACTTCATGTAGCTTGAGCAAAAAAAAAGCTGAGCGACTAACTCAGCTTTTTTAAGTGCGACGAATACGCACACACAAACGATTGTCAAAGCGTATTCCCTCTAAGAATTAACTGCAATATCGAATATGAGAGGGTCGCTAATGTCTGATAATTTTCTACGCAAACTATTGAATGTCTACAAGAAAGAATGTTTTAAAGAATGTTTGACTTATAGTGCGGGGAAGTTGAATGATAGTCTAGAAAAACAAAAAGCCCCGATTTGCGGTCGGAGCTTTCTGAGTGCTCAAATAATGAAACGATTGGATGTCTTTCATTATATCCCGAGCACTCTCTTTTTTGCAACGCAAAATTTAAGAGAGGATTCTTATGTCTAGTTTCGGATTTATAAAATTACCTCGATCTCTACTTGAAAGCACCGCGTGGCGTGGTGCTAAGCTAAAATATCGAGCATTTTTTATCGAGCTCATGATGCGAGTCTGTTGGAAAAAACAAGAAATCTCATGGAATGGACACGTGATCGAGTTGGGCGTTGGTCAATACGCAAAATCGTATCGCGAAATCATCAAAGAGTTCAATCCCGAAGGTTTAAATGGCAGAGCAAAAAGTGACACTTTCTCTAAGAATGACATAGAGGGAAGTGTCAAGTTCTTTTTGAAACACGGTTTGGTCAGACAGGAGATCAGACACGATTTAATGATTCTAACAGTCTTATTACCAGATATTTTTGAGCAAGAAAAACCAGTTGATCAGACAGCTGATAAGACAGCGATCAGACAGCGATCAGACACAAATAAAGAAAGAGAAGAAGAACAAGAAAGAAAAGAAGCTTCGCTTCTAAAAGAAAGAGCGCCCGCTCCGGCTTCGCCTTCGCCGGCGCGCGGCGGCGTTTTTTTCTGTAGAAAGACAAAGCGATTCGTCGGCTTAGACGAACTCATGCCAGAGCTTCGCTCTCTACACACACACTTGCAGCGCATTCCTGAGCATATCGAGCGCGCGGCTCGGTGGCTTATGACAAATGAAAAAGGAAAAACCAGAATTGGCAACAAAGCGTTTATAAATCACTGGCTTAGAAACGCTTCCGATTCTGAGATAAGAACCGTTGAAAAAACTGTTTTTTCACAAATCCCTCACATTTCGGAACTTACGGATTTAATTGACTATCACGAAGAGACTAGAAAAAAACTGCAAGCGATGGTGTTGTAACATGCAAAATTCAAAAACTCATTCTTTGCCACTGCCAGGACGTTTTGACGGCGAAGGCTTAACTTATCTTGACTCACGCTTAATAAACGCTACAGTGGCCACGGAAATGCGAATTTCGGCCATTGGTGGCTTTGTTCACTTCCCGTTTTTGCAAGACGGGGAAATTGTTGCTTGGAAGTGCAGATCTATCACTGACAAAAAATTTCAGTTTGTCGCTTACGTCGACGAAGAAAAGAAGAATAGCGCTAAAGACGGATCTAAGCTGCCATTCTTCAACATGATACATCCTCAGGATAAACAATATTTGATTATCACTGAAGGGGAATTTGATTGCCTGGTTCTTAAGCAATTAGGTGCAAAAAACGTTGTTTCTTTGCCATCAGGAGCTTCTTGCGTTGATCGAGTCTTTAAGCAATATTTCAAGTTTCTACAGCAGTTTGAGCTTATTTTTATCGCTTTCGATAGCGATAAAGCTGGTGACGATGCGGCTTCGAAGGCTTTGCAATATATCCCTTTTGAAAAATATCGTCGTTTAAAATTTCCTCTTGACGAAGATGGAATTCCCTACAAAGACGCAAACGATTGGTTATTAGCATGTCCGCTCATAGACAAGCAAGATTTAGATTATTGCATGTTGCAAGCTAAAAAGATCGAAAGTCCATCGATTACACATCTTTCGGAGCTTGATGATAGTGCGTTTGATGCCATCGACGTTGGCTTGTCGACAGGATTTAAGTCTTTAGATCATGTTTTGGGTGGGTTGAGAAAAGAAGAACTTACACTCATCACGTCAGAAACTGGATCAGGTAAAACAACTTTTGCAATGAATCTTGTAGTTAACTTAGTTAATCAAGGCGCTTCTGTGTGGATTAACTCTTTTGAAATGAAAGATAGATCTATTCGTAGAAAAATCGCGGGTATAGTCTTAAAAAAAGAAATTGACACGCAGAAAATCAACGATTACGATGTAAAAAAATTTAAAGAATGGGAACAAAAACACAAAATTTATATAAACTCTCACGATAATTATATGTATATAGATAAACTAAAGAAAGAAGTGGAATTTGCGTGTCTAGGTTACAAAGTAGATTACATCGTATTCGATCACTTAGACTTTCTTTATGACGTGCAAGATAAAAACGCTTTTGCAGCCGTGTCTAAAGTAATGCAAGAGCTTCATATTCTATGCTCTAGATATAAAATAGGAATTATTTTAATCGCTCATCCGAAACAGATTCAAGGTGTTGTTAGAGAGATAACGTTCAATGACTTAAAGGGCGGTAGTTGCATAAGGCAGATGTCTGAGAATATCATTATTTTGACGAGAAAAGACTTGATAAATTCTGAGGAGTCGGGAAAGACAACGGTTTCCGTCGTGAAAAATCGTGAGCTTGGAAAAATTGGACGTTTTGACTTGAAGTATAACTATAAGTCGTGCATTTATTCAGATTGCGAGACAAAGATTGAATTCATGCCTTATATGCCTTACAAAGATGATTGAAAAAGAGGTAAAGATGGAAATTGTAGCTGTTAGACCCGTCAATAAGGGATTTGTCAAGTGTAGCGTAGACGTGTCCATCCCAACGCGCGTTGGCGAGAAAGAAGTTCCTTTTATTATCAGACGTATTTCGGTCTTTGAAAAAGAAGGCCAAAGCTGGATCAGTCTTCCGTCTGAAAAGTATGAAAAAGATGGTAAAAAACAATTTTACGCTTACGCTCTTTTTAAAGATCCGGCTCATCAAAAAGATTTTCAAAACGAGCTTTTGACTATTTTAAATAAAAGCAACGCAGGTTCTCAGAAAGCGCCGGCGAAAAGACAGATAGAGTATGAACAGGATGATTTACCTTTTTAAAGGAAATTTTTATGAATTTTGAACTGGAAGATTATAATTCTGAAGAAGTTAACGAATTATGCAGGGAGATTTCAGAAGTTTTAGAGGGAGAGAAGGCGTTTATTGTGATAGCTGCGCTGCATAAAATCACAAAAAAGATTCTTGAGTCTGAGATACACTGTACGTAGAAAAACCCCCCGCGCCAAAGCGCAGGGGTAAACAAAGAGTCACAATATACAAGTGCTCACTTAAGCACGGATCGTACCATTCATGCTAAAAATGTTGATCCGTCAAAAATATAGTAAATTTTGTATTTACGAAAAAGAAGTTTGTAAAAGATATCTTTACTTATTAACGCTCAAAGTGTTAGCATGAATCTTATAGCAAGAGCCCGTTTACCTATACGCACATACAGCGAAACAAATAAATTTAGCGCGGGATGGGTGCAAAGAGAAAGGCATCGCAAGCAAAAGATGCTTGTGCATCAAGCGCTTAGAGTGCCAGCTCTTGATCGAAAGCCGCTTTTAGTAGTGCTTACACGTATCTCGCCTCGCAAACTAGACGCGCATGATGGACTTCCCTACTCGCTAAAATGGATTGCCGATGCTGTAGCTGAAAAGCTCGTGCCGGGGAAAAAAGTTGGGCAAGCTGATGCATCAAAAGATATTGAGTGGCAGTATGCGCAAGTTCGAGGAGCGGTGCGAGAGTATGCAGTTGACATAAGAATATTTGAAAAAGAGGTGGAAGATGGCAGTTAAAGCTTGCATATTCATACAGATATTTTTAATTTCACTTATTATTATGACAGCTTTCTTGTCGATGTCTAGTTGTACGTATACAGTCAACTGTGTGCACACACAGGGATCGGCGTCTGACGTGATCGACGAAGAACAAGACGCCTCGCCTGAAGTGTCGCCAACTTTAAATTTTAAAGGGATTTAAGATGCCGCTTTTAAAAGGTAAGAAAAATATCGGTAAGAATATTGAGACTGAACAACTTGCGGGAAAACCGCACAAGCAAGCTGTTGCGATCGCGCTGAACGTCGCGCGAAAAGGCGGAGCTAAGATCAAGGAGAAAAAAGGATAGTTGTAGACAAGATGAAAAAGAAAGAGAAAAAGATGTTGATAAAACACATCAAAAAAGATGACGAAGAGTTCAGAAGTCAGATAAAAGATGATATGAAACTGAAAAAACAAATACTTTCAAAAACAAATGGGAAAAAGTGAAATGGACAAGCTTATTAAGAAAGACAAAAAGAAAATTGATAACATGATGGATACGCTTGTTAAAAAAGACAAGCCGCGAGATGCGGCTCTCAAGAAGATGAAAAAAGGCAAGTGCTAGCTTGCCTTGTCTTTGTTAAAGATCTTGAAAGTAAGTTTTAAAATCTTCTAAAGTTATGTCGTTATGTTTTAAAACTTCGTTTAAATAGTAATAGTCTTTTGTTCTAAAAGATTCTTCGATAAGCGAGTCGGCTGAATGTATTATTAGCCAAGAAGTATCGTAAACACGTTTTATTTTATTTTTTCCTTCGCAATCATCATCGTCTTCATCATCCACTTCTCTTTCGACATAAAAAGTGCCTTCCTCATCTATACCAAACGAGATGTCTTTTGGCTCACCCCCAATGTCTTTATACATAGCTAGCAAAGCGCAAGAGTCAAAGCTTGCGTTTTCATGTTCCTCGACTTCTCCACTCCACCAAAGTTGATCAGTCTCTTTTATAAAAATATATGCTTTCATTTTGTTTCCTTGTGTTTGTGTTTTTGTTTTAAAAGGTTTCAAGTTTAAAATGTTCGTTCATTTTATAGACAAGCTTAAGCACGTCTTCTTTCAAGTAAATTTGATTGTCCACCAGTCTTTTTATTTGAGTTTCGTAATAAAACTCGCTTTTTTCATCTAATTCAATTTTCGCTTCCCAAATAATATTTCCTACAAAATTTCCCAGTCGAAAACCTGCTTTTTCATAGTGCTTTCTTAAGCATTGTAAAAACTTTTTTCGAGTTTTTTTGTCTACGCTGTATAAGACGTCGTCGTCGACTAGAAATCCCCAACTTTTGAACAAATAAAAATCATCTGTTTGATTTCTCGAAAAAACAGCGTGAACAAATTCAAACCAATATTTGTGAATTGCTTCTTGACTATTCATTTTAAATCCTATGTTTTTTAATTTTATTACATGTAATAAAGAGATGGGTTTTCTTTCATCATCTTCATGTCATCTTCAACTTGTTTGATTTCATTCAAAGATCGAGTCAACTCTTTAAGTTTATCCCTATCTTCTTGAGAAAGAGAAGCGTACGCCTTCTCTCTAATCTCACTAAGTTGTTTTCTAATAGAATTTTTTACATTCTTTGTGCTTTGTGCTTCTTCGTCTTTTTTCTCTTTGATCTTGTTTGCAGCGGCAACTTTTTCGTAGTAATCTTTTGAAAATGGAATGCCGGTTTCTTCATCATACCAGCCGAATTCGTCTTTTGTTGGCATATCAGCTTCATCGTACCAAGTCTTAAAATCCATTTCTCTCTCCTTGATTTTGTTTTTCACTCACTATCACTTAGACTATCTCAGCTGCTACGATCATCAAGCTATTTGCTATCTGAGAGACTCGCTTCGATGTCATCACTATAGCACGACTGCTCTTTTTTTCAAAGAGAAAACTCTTCGTCGAAGAGAAAACTCGTGGCTAAATATGTGCACAATTAAAATTTACTTTACAGCGTAAGACATCTTAGATATATCAAGAAAAAAGTATACAGAGGTGATTATGGGAGGGCCTGTTGGACATCCCCCCTACCCGGGCTGTGAGAAGGGGGGGCAATTCGGTTATTTGGGAAAGCCGGAAGGCGCTTACGAAGACTCTGAGCTTCATGAGCTTGGGTTGGGTTTAGTGGAGTGGATTAAGAAAGAAGGAAATATTTATTGTAAATATTATTTTGCGTTGAAGGGTATTTTGTGGACGACTATGATAGGAGTAGGCCGACGCAAACCATGGTTTCAAGAATACTTAGACGCTGCTAAACAGATTCAAGAATGCAAACTATGCTCAGAGCCTTATTCTAAAGATCTTAACAAAGATGGGGCGCACGCACGCTTCATACTCGCACGTCATCATCGTGCGGAGTACGCTGATCCTACAGCTGCTGTAGTAGACGCATCAGCTGACGCGATCAAAGAAGTATCTGAGCGTATCGCTGCATCTAATCGCACTGTAGTCGAAGAGCCGCCAGAATGAGCGTAAATAGCTCTTCGTCAGTCGCTTACCCCGGTGAAGCGCTTCTCTCAGACAAGCTCTGGCGTCTCGAAAATCTATACAAAATAGTTGACAAAGCGGGACGTCAAGTCTCACTCAAGTTGAATGGGCCCCAACTCACACTCTATCGTGCGATGTGGCATCAAATGTTAATTTTAAAAGCTCGACAGCTCGGATGCACGACTTTCTTTGCGATCAGCTTTCTCGACGATTGTTTTTGGCAAAAAAACTGCGGGGCTGGGATCATCGCTGACAAGCGCGAGTCGGCTGAAGAGATCTTCAAGAAAAAAGTGAAGTTTGCTTATGACTCGATGCCGCCGTGGACGCGCGCTTTCAATCGAGCTACGAACGATCGAGTAGGCGAGCTAGCTTTCGAAAACGGCTCAAGCTTCAGAGTGTCAACAGGCTTCCGATCGGGCACGAATCAAAGACTACTCATCAGCGAGTTTGGAAAGATCTGTGCAAAGAGTCCGGATGTCGCACGCGAGATCGTGACGGGATCGCTCAACACAGTCTCAAGTGATCAGATTGTAGTGATCGAGTCTACAGCTGAAGGGCGAGAAGGATACTTTTACGACTTCGCGAAAGAAGCTGAGAAGCTATCTATAGAGAAACGCAAACTCTCGCGTATGCAAATGCGCTTTTTCTTTTTCCCATGGTACATCGATCCCTCTTATAAAGAAGGAGATACGTCAATCGTGATCAGCAAAGAAACGAATGAATACATAGACAG